AAAAAGAAAAGTTCTTATTAGGAACCTTGTGAACCGTATACACAACGAGGATCAGAAAAACCGAAGCTGTATCTTTCTCTCGCTTTATATCTGACATTACCTGTATCGAAGTCACCTTCCATAGCTGTGGTTAATGCTGTTCTTACAAAGTGCTTAAAGCCATTTGGTGCATCAGTTTTAATGAAATATCCATCTGTATCAGTTAAGTAGTGATTCACTACGTAACCCTCAGGAATCATGTTCATGTTTCTTAATGCATTAATGTCATTGTCAGCAGTTCCTACTCGACCTGGTGAGTTTAAGATTCTATCAGCAACGAATTGTAGTTGTACTGGAACAATCAGTTTTCTACCTCTAGTTGCAATTAATAGACCTCTTTCGTCTACAAATTGAGAAATATCAATTAATGCTTGTTCTAATGATGTTTCATTAAGATCAGCATCAGTTGAACTTCTGTTTGAGAAGTTTCCACCAAGTGCAGTTGGGTGTGCTGCGTTTACAAGTGAAACACCATCACCACCAGGATTAGTTCCTGCTGCGCCAGAAGCTGCAAAGGCATTATTTAATACATCAGCAGCTTTAATCTGCTTTGTATATGCCATTGATCTAGCTAGTGCACGTGTGTATCTTGCAGAAAGTCTATCATAAAGATTATCTTCTACCGCTTCTTCAGTAATAGCAAATGCTAGAGCAATTGTTTCGTGTGAATAGCGTGAAGTAAAGCTTTCTTGTGCTGAGTCAAAAGTAACTGCTGCACCCTCTGCTTTTGTTCTTGCATTACCGAAACCAACTAACATTACTTCTTCTTCAAAAGCTCTTTCAGATGTTTCTTGATCAAAGATTTCTGCGTGTTCGTTTTCGTATTTATCATACTCCAGGCCGAATAAAGCGTTCAAACCTGGCTCTAACTCTTTAACGAGTTGTTGTCTTGAAATAGCCATAATTTAACCTCCTTATACGCCTGTTGTATCCGTTAATGAGTGTTTGTTGATCTTAACGATGATTGAAGCGTTTGCCGCTGAATAATCACTGTTGTCAGGATCAGTTGAAAGACTCACTACTCTAAAGTTAGCAGCACTTGAGGTAGCAAAAGAACTACCGTCTAAAGCAACACCTGATACACCAGTTTTTGTTGAACCTGCTGCGTATGTTGCAATGTTTGCGTTACTACCTACCTGTGCTTGACCGCCATTTGTGTCATCTACTTTGACTTCAAAAAGTGCGTTTGGATCATCAATCACATTAGCTACTATGTCATCCGCTGCTATGCTGCCTGGGTAATAATTTGAATAGGTTGGTTTTTGTGTCGTAGGATCAGTATAAAAACATCCGTTGAAAACCCCTATCAACTCAGCACCCGCAGTGGAACCTACAGAGATTGCACCGTTAGCATTCATGATAACGGGATCTCCTTGATAAATTGCACTTGATTCATTATTGCCAATAACGTACTCGTTTTGTGCAGATGCATTATAACCTGCTCCAACTTTCTTTACTGGACGAAAACCAAATACTGCATTTATATTTGCCATCTTGGACTCCTTACGTCTAAGTTGTTTATAAAAGACTTATGTTGACTATTATTTTTTACCGCCACCAAAAGTCACCTTACTCTGCCTATCTGCGTGAATAGGCATACTAGGGTGTTCGTCTTTAAATAAATCATTTTCGACTGATTCGTTTTGTCCTTGTGTTTGTTGTCGGAAGTATTCATCCCGATCTTCTTTTACTTCAATAGGACATCTCATCAGTACAAGACCACCTACTCCTATAACACCTTTGTATTTACCGTCTTCGTATTTTGGTAAATCCATTCTGTCTGGAAACTCATCTGCCCTAACAAACTCATATCCAGAACGAAGTCTACCCATGATATTTTTATCATCGGTCATACCTCGCATTTCAGCACGAACCCAACGATGATGCCATCCTTCTGGGGGCTCGGGTGCTTGAAGCGATGATGGAGGAACCCAACCTCTTTTACGAACATTATTTTCACGGGTCTCTGAAGAGCGTGAGGATTTCTTTACTTTAGTTTCATTTTCCATTTTATGCCTCCTTCACGTATTTAGCATATTGTTCAAGTGTTACTCCTAACCTCTTAGCCATTGCGGCTTGAGAAGGGGACAACTTGACTGTCCTACGCCCAGATGTTTTTGTACTGCGTGTTGCAGAGGCAACAGGTTGAGCGACTCTTGCTGCTTCTGGACTTCCCCCATCACTAAATTTCTGTGGGAAGTATTCACGAATTCTTTTATCCAATTGATCATAGTACAAATCAGTAGAGGGATCAATCTTTTCTTGAAGTACAAGGCTTTTGTGAATTGCCTTTGCTGCTTC